CGGTGTAGGACATGCAGTAGCAAATCAGAAAATGAAATTAAATGCAGCTGGTGTACATGTTTATGCAAACCATACATCTTCATACGCATACTTGTACAGCGGCGGTGTTCAAATAGTATCAGCATCAGTTCAAAGAGCGTTATTTGGATCTACAACAACAATTGGTAATACTTCATATGAACATGTTGAGATAACAGACACAGCATTAAAATTAAAAGACGGCGGAACGACAAGGGTTACAATGGATTCAACTGGAATTACAATGGGAAATCATATCTCAATTAATTCCTCAGGAAATGCATCATTCTCTGGTGAGTTAACTATTGGTGCATTAGGGCAGGTTTCAGATGTTGCTTCAGTTTCTTCAAGTGCTGCACAAGCAGCCGCAATAGCATCAGCTGCATCACACGCATCTACTTCTGCAAGTGCTGCACAGACAGCTGCGGAGTCAACTGCGGCAACTTATGTATCTAATACAGAAATTTCAGCTTCAAATCTTGCTGCGTCACACGCAAATGCATCAGCAAGCGCTGCATCTGCATCCGTGGCATCAGGAGTATCTGCAGCATCACAATCATCGGCTGCAAATATAACAACAGCCCAATCAACAGCAACTACAGCTGAATCGAATGCCCAGACAGGAATATCAAATGCTGCAACAGCACAGTCAACTGCAAATACAGCTAATACAAATGCAAGTAATGCACAATCTACAGCTAATACTGCAACAGGATCAGCTAATGATGCTTCTGCATCAGCTGCAAATGCAATTAATAATGCCGCGACAGCTCAATCAGCTATTGACACAATGGAAACTCAAGTAGTATTAAATTCAGGTGGAATGCATTTAAGGAATAGTTCAGCTGTTAATATAGCATCATACGGAACAACAACTTATTTTTATGATGGAGTAGGCCACGCAGAGGCAAACCAGAAGATGAAATTAAATGCAGCTGGTGTTCATGTATACGCAAATCATACATCGTCTTATGCTTATCTGTATAATGGTGGACTTCAAATAGTATCAGCATCAGTTCAAAGGGCATTGTTCGGATCGACAGTTTATATTGGTAATACTTCATATGAGCATGTTGAGATAACAGATTCTGCATTAAAATTAAAGGATGGTGGGACAACAAGATTAACGATGGACTCAAGCGGTATTGCGATGGGATCACAATTTAGTGTAGATTCATCTGGTAACGCATCATTTTCCGGAACATTATCAATTGGCAGTCTTCCGTCAGGAACAGTTAGTGCATCAACACAGCTCTCTGGAGATTTTGATTCAGCAGGCAGTGCTGCATCTGCACAAGCAGCCGCAATAGCATCAGCTGCATCACACGCATCTACTTCTGCAAGTGCGGCGCAAACAGCTGCGGAGTCAACTGCAGCAACTTATGTATCTAATACAGAAATTTCAGCTTCAAACTTAGCAGCATCACATGCAAATGCATCCGCAAGTGCAGCTTCAGCTTCAGTGGCATCAGGTGTGTCTGCAGCTTCACAATCATCAGCTGCCAATATAACTACAGCTCAAAATGCGGCAAACAGCGCACAGTCGACTGCAAACACAGCTACGGGATCTGCAAATGATGCGTCCTCATCAGCTGCAAGTGCAATTAATAATGCGGCGACAGCACAATCAGCCATAGATACAATGGAGACGCAGGTCGTACTTGATTCAGGCGGAATGGAGTTACGTAATGCTTCAAATCAAAAAGTTGCTAAGTATGGAACAACAACATATTTTTATGACGGAACAGCATCAGAAAATGTAAAATTACAGTTACAAGCTGCAGGTGTAAAGGCATTTGGCGCAACTGCTGCAGGTGCACATGACGCAAATACGTACTCTTATGTCTATAGTGAAGGAATGCAAGTTGTATCTGCATCAACACAGGTTGGTCTCTTTGGGTCGAATACTGTAATAGGACCAGTTGGTGCAGGACTTAGTAATGTTAGAATTTATAACGGTGTACTTGCATTTAGAAATAATGCAACTGTAAAGATGCAGATAGATGCAACAGGCGCAATATCTGCTAGTGGTTGGATGATTGATGCTCAAGGAGGTTTTACAGCAAGTAATGCAGACTTATCAGGCAAGGTAACTGCTACATCTGGTCAAATAGCAAAATGGTCAATAATGAGTCAGGCAATGAGTTCAAGCGCTGGTGCAGGTTTGGCATTTGCAGTAGCAGATCCTGATACAAACCCTGCTAATGAATTTAATATTGATGAGGACGGCGCACTAGGTATTGTCTTTAATGCGTATAGAAATCCTGCAGGATCAGTTTTCACAAAGAACACATCAAATATGGATCTAGAGAATACATCTGATTATCCAAATATTTGGGTAATGGGATCTGCAACAGATAATCAAAATGTACTCTTTAGGGTTGGAGATTCTAGCAATTATCTGAGATCTGATCAATCTGGCTTTGCAATTAGTTCATCAAAATTTCATGTAGCAACAACTGGCAATGTTACAATGAATGATGTCACTGCTTCAAATATAAATGCTAGTGGTAAGATAACAGCAACCACTGGTACAATAGGTGGATTTGTTATTACAGGTACCGCGATGGGATCCTCAGCAGGAAATTTTATATTAAGTGGATCAGCAGGGATAATGAGACTTGGTGGAGGCTTATCAGGAGGCGCAAATTCAATAGTCATACTTAACGCAGCATCAACAGGAACAGACTCATATAGAATTACTGTAGGTAGTGCAACAGAAAAGACAGCACCATTTAGAGTCAGCGGCTCAGGAAAAATGTTTGCAACAGATGCTGAAATAACTGGTAAGATTACGGCTACAAGTGGTGAAATTGGTGGTTTTGGGATAAGTTCTGCTACAATTAGTAGTTCTAATAATAATATAATATTAAGAGATAATGGCCAATTGACTGGTTCTGCTTTACTTTTTAATAACTCAATATCAACAGGAACATCCAAATTTTCAGTGACTGGCGGTGGTACACCCTTTGCACAATTTGGAAACGTAGTACCAATAGCGACTGGAGGCTCTGGCCGTGGTTTATATATGTCTGGATCAACAACAGTAAATATTCACAATGCTGACGTCCATAATGGGTGGTTTCTATCAGAGTATGAAATGTACTTTGGCATGCCACCACAAGGTTCATATGAAAAAACTATCTATGATACTGTAGGTCATCAATTAGGCTCCCAAGCGGATGAGGGGAGTCATGCTATAATAACGTATAGCAACGACCTATTTGTAGGTTGTATAGGTACAGGTTCTAATTCAACATATACTACGCCACTTATAAAATTTAGGGCACACGGAGCTAGTTCTTATGATGGAACAATTATGTTTCTAAAAGCAGGCACAGAAGGTAATGCTACAAAGCAATGGATGAATATGAATGCGAATGGTATAGTAATAAATGAAAATAGTGAAGCTACGCATGATGTTAGAATGGAAAGTGATAGTAATACCCATATGTTTTTTCTTGATTCTGGTGCTAATGTAATCGGTCTCAATAAAAGTGATCCAGCTTATACATTAGATGTTACAGGTGACATACGAGTATCAGATGATTTGTTTGTAAATGATTTTGCCAGAATAGATGCCCTTAGGGTTGGAACAACGACTACAGATCCTGGTGATGGCAATCTTTATGTTGAAGGTTGGTTAAGGGTAAACGGAGATTTAGATGTAAATGGAGATATTGTTGGTGATGATAGTACAGATATAACAAATATAAACCAGATCTATTGTGATAATGTTATTCATGATGGTGATACTGACACAGCTATCAATTTTGGCGCTGATAAGATACAGCTTGAAGCAGGTGGTACAACTATAGCTGCAATGAATGCTACTGATTTCTTTGTAAAGACAGATTTTTATGTAACAGCAGATGATCTTTCAGATGGATCATATACAGTAACTGATGCCATTAGGCTACACAATAATAGTAGCAATAATTATTTCGATTTTAATGGTGGTCATCTTTATATAAGAGATAATGGCAATACAGCTTTTTTTATTGAAGATACTACTAAAGATGTGGGTATTGGTTCAACAAGCCCAACAGCTAGACTACACGTAGCTGATTCTGATCCAAACCAGCATGTCCTGAAAGCTGTTGGAGCCGGTAGTACAAATATGCCACTTGTAAAATTTAATCATAGTGAACCCGACCTAGATACCAATGATATAATTTTAGATTTAGATTTTGATGATGACACTAGCATTGAATCAGACAATTATTTTATATATTTTCAAAACCAAGATGGTGGTGTTGGAAGCATAAATAATGAAATAACATATAATACTTTTACTGGAGCTCATATTTCCCAAAGACCAAGTGGTTCAGATTTTTCTGATTGGAAAACTGGAATGATTGTAAAATCTACTGGTGAAATTCTACAACCGCCAAATAGCTTAAGCGGAAGTATATCAATGGCATGGCCAGTTGTTGAAAGAACTACATCTCAAAAAGATAAAGCAGTTATGGGTGTTTTTACGACAATAAATTCTGCGCCAGTAGAACATCCAAACTATACAACTAGTTCAAAGGATGTTGGAAGAATGGCAGGGTTGGATGATAATGCACCACAGATCAACTATAATTCAATTGGTGAGGGAAAAATACTGGTAACAGATACAAATGGAAATATAGAAACGGGTGATTATATTTGTTCATCAGCTAGAACTGGACACGGAGAAAAGCAAGATGATGATTTATTACACAATTACACAGTGGCAAAAGCTACACAACCTTATAATTTTGCATCAGCTAGCGTTGATGCTGATTTAGGGTATAAATCTGTATTGATTGCTTGTACTTATCATTGCGGATAATTAATAAAAAGGAGAAAAATAATGAAAATAACTTTTGATGAGATAATAGAGGTAGTTCTACATCACGAGGGTGGTTATGTAAATGACCCTAAAGATCCCGGTGGTGAGACTAATTTTGGTATTTCTAAACGAGCGTACCCAGATGTTGATATGAAAACTCTCACTAAAGAGGGCGCAAAAGATATTTATAAAAGAGATTATTGGGATAAATACAAATGCGAAGATCTCCCAAAAGATCTACGTCACATTTATTTTGATATGTGTGTAAATATGGGTGCTGGACGTGCTACAAAAATTATGCAACAGACAGCAAACGCTAAAGGAGCGAATCTAAAAGTCGATGGTTACATCGGACCCAAAACAATCTCGGCACTAAGCGGTGTAGAACTTGAAAGAGTTCGAGCATATAGAGTAAAGTATTATGTAAATTTGGTTGAACGTAAACCAAGCTTAGAAAAATTTTACTTTGGATGGTTTAGAAGAAGCTTAGAAGTCTAAGGAGACTATATTGATAATTTTTAAAAAAGTCCTTTACTTTTACGAAAAAAAGTATTAGATTCTATATAAGATGAAGAGACTGTATAAAAATATTGCATATGAAGCCATGTATGGTGAAGGTTGTATTGTGCTAGATAATGAACTAGTCAAACAGTATATTGACGAGTCTGAGAGAATTAGCGAAGGCAGTCAAGTACAGGGTGTATATTCAGATGAAGGATTGTATGATTTTTTCGCTAGCTTTCGTGACTATAGAAGAGTTACAAAATTAAAAGCTACACAAGTTATAGGATGGCCAGTTGTAGAATACTTACTGGACAAAAAGGCTTCTGATCCGTTCTATGAACTAGGTATGATGGAAGATGATGGCTCTGGAATGAAAGGACGTGCAGATTCTGTCTCCTATGGGGGCGCTGTTATTATGGGTGATGAAAATCCATTAGCGTCAGATAGAAAATATATGAAAGAGATGGAAAATATCATATCAGAGTTAGGCTGGGAAATTATAAAATGGATGGGTGTTGGCCCAAATAGAAAAAGTCAAGTTATTGTTATACCTTCATACAAGCTAGGTGAAGAACCTGGAAAATTAAATGAAGATGTAGTAATATTAGTCGAGTTTAAAGAAGAGTTTGGAGCACCTGCAGGATTATTACCGTCACCAAGCAGAAAAGAAATTGAAAAAGCTAAGAAGAGAAAAGATAAGTCAATATACGCAGAAAAAGAAAATAAGATTGATAAATTAATTGCAATATACCCAGGAAGATTCCAACCCTTTGGCCCACATCACAAAGAACAATATAAGTTTTTAAAGAAAAGATTTGATACAGTTTACGTAGTGACAAGTAATAAATCAGGTGGAAGCAGACATCCAATGAATTTTTCTCAAAAAAAGAGACACATGCAGAAGATGGGAATACCTGGAAGCGCTATTAAAATGGAAAACCAACCGTACATTCCAAAGGGAATTCTAAATAAAGAGAATGGTGACACAACAGCAGTGATATTTGCAGTTGGTGAAAAAGATGAAGGAAGACTATCAGGCGGAAAATACTTTAAGCAATACAGACAAAATTATAATAGGTTAGAGGGATTCGATCACCACGGTTATACACTAAAATTACCGCACACAAGTATCAGGGTTGGAGGTATGGAATTAAGTGGAACAACTATGCGTAAGTTACTTGGCTCTGATAAATTTGATATTAAATCAAAACAAAAATTTTTCAAAAGCATGTTTGGATATTTTGATCAAAAAACATTTAATAATTTTGTAAAATCTTTTAAAGAAGAAATTAAATTAGATGTAGAAATTGGTGATACAATATTAGTAGGAAGATTTAAAAATAAAAGAATGGTTGTAAAAGATATTGGTGTTGATAAACACGGTATGCCAACTATTAACGGAAGAAAAGTTACAACATTTAGATATACAAAAGATCCTAATGCATTTAATGAATCATTCACTGCAGTCAATAATGATACAGGAAATACTTCTATATTCGATACAGAAGATGCAAGAGACGCTGCAATAAAAAAAGGAACCCATTCTAAAGTGAAGGCTAAAAAGCCAAAAATTAAAATGCCAAAATTTACAATGCCTAAGATGCCTTCTATAGCAGATAAAATGAAAAAAGACGCAGAAAGAAAAAGGAAGTATGGTGGAAAGAAAAGAGAACAAAATATAGTTGATGGTGTTGACACAATCAGAGATGAAGATGATTTAGATCATTTTAAACATCAGTTTCTGAAAGAAGGCGATACAGTAGCGGACATGGATGAGTATGAAAAGCGTGTAGCTGAACAGTATAGAAAACAAAAAGAAAGTATGCCCGAAGAGGAACGTAGACAATTAGAAGATGATGCTAAGAGTTGGAAACAGCATGGAGGTTATGAAGCTATACAAATTGCAATAAGAGATGGTGATATTACTGAGCAAGATATACTTGACAGAAATGAAAGAATGAGTGAAACTGCACATGAAAGCGTAGTGACTGTTGAACAACCTATAGAGCGTGGAATATCAATCCCAGCAGAAGATGCAGATGCATTTTTAGAACGATTTGTAGAAGGTGAAATTGTTGAAATACCAGATGAAAAAGGGCATGGTTCTAGTGGATTTAGTTTGAGTTCAGATACTGCTAGATTTTTTAGCAGGGCAGAAAAAGATAATGAAACAGACGACGTTTCTATTCTTATACGTATACAACCAAATGAAAAGGGTGAAATGAGAGGTTTGTATATAGACGGAGAAGACGCAGAGTTTAGTAGTGAAATGGAAATAATACGTAGCTCTAAATCTAAAGCAAAGGTAATATCAGTAGAGCGAGTAAAATATCCAAACGGTAAAATGGTAATTATAATAACGCTACAAGAACCAGATAATTTAACAGAGTCTGATTCTTTTATCGGAAAGATGCTAGCACAGCAAGAAGATGATACACTCTCTAAAAAATATTTAGAAGGACCATTAAATCCAAGACCAAAAAATTTAACAAAAGAAAATAAAAAGGAGTTATTGCTTATGGGAGGAGCCTACGGACACATGGCACACCCGTTTGATGATTACGCATTGACCTTCGGAGAACTGAAGGAAATAATAGACTTAGGGTTACAGGGTAAATTAGACAAAGAAGAATCTGTCACAGAAAAATTAGATGGACAAAATATAATGATTTCGTGTATAGATGGTATTGCAAAAGCAGCTAGAAATAAAGGTGATTTAAAATCTGGTGGTATGAATTTAAAAGGAGTTAAAGCTAAATTCGCAAATCATTTACCAAGTGTTCGAGATGCATTTGTATTCTCTATGAAGGATATTGCTTCTTCTGTTGAGAGAATGTCTAAAAAAGATCAAGAAGCTCTATTTGCAAATGGAAAAAATTGGGCAAATATAGAGATAATTTATCCAGGAAATAAGAATGTAATAGACTATGATGGGCCTGCAACAATAGTTTTTCACGGAATACTAAAATATAATCAGGCTTGGGTACCTTCTGGAATGGTAAAATCTGGTGGCGCAAAATTATCTGCAATTATTAATGCTGTTAATAAAGGCATTAAGACAAAATTCGCTTTTAAAGGTCCAAATGTGCTAAAATTGCATAAAGTAAAAGACTACACTGCTACCAAGTCAAAATATATTAGCTCTTTGAATAAGTTGCAGAATATATATAGATTAAAGGATAGCGATGAGCTATCGTTATGGCATCAACACTTTTGGTTAGAATACATATTAGCTGGAGCAAACTCAACGGATTACAGAAGTATTCCGGACAATGTTTTATACCCACTCATGAAAAGATGGGCATTCTCAGATAAGTCATATAAGATGACAGAAATTAACAAATTAAAGACTGATCATCCCAATTTCGTTGACTGGGTAAGAACAACAGAAAAATTAGATCATGCTGGTATGTTAAAAGCTAATATGGCACCATTTGAAGAAATATTTTTTGGTGTAGGAGCTGAGATATTAGCAAACGCAAGCAATTATCTATCAGTAAACCCATCACACACATCACAAAAATTAAGAAATGATTTAGAGGCAGCAGCAAAAGCATTAAGATCAAAGAAAGATTTTTCCAACATAGGCAAATTAAAAGCGCAACTTAGAAAGTTAAAAGCAATGCCAAGTATTAGTAAGGCTGCACCAACTGAAGGATTAGTTTTCAAATACAAAGGAAAAGTATTTAAATTTACAGGTTTCTTTGCACCAATTAATCAAATTTTAGGTTTACAAAAATTTAGTAGGTAATTATGAATAGTGAAGATAAATATTTAGCCAGTATAATGGCAGGAACGCCACTTGAAAAGAAAGTCATGGTTGGCTATGAAGGTAAAAAAGAAAAGTCTGGCGATAAGAAAAGCCACCTAACAGATATAATGGCTGAAGTGAGAATGCCGTGGTTTTGCCCAAAATGTGACAAAGTAATGAAACACAAGAACGATAATAAAATGTGGACATTGTTTGGTCATTGTTTTGATTGCCAAATAGAATTTGAGCATGAATTACGTGTAACAGGAAAATATGAAGCGTGGGAAGAAGAAAGAATTTTAAGAAATAAGATAGCAATGATTAAGGGTGATATTGAAGAATTGACTGAGTGGAAAAATAATAAAAATTATCAAACAATAGAGCCTGTGAATGTCGATACAGGTTATGTACACGTTGACAACTTCGAACTCACAGATAAAATGGTTAAAGAGGCCGAAGATGCAATTAATATGCTAGAAGAAAAATTAGAAGGTTTCACTAATAGGCTAAAAGAGATACAAGATGGCGACGAATAAGCAGATAAAAGATAAGCTTAGGGAGGAATATGTAAAGTGTGCAACTGATCCGACATATTTTATGAGAGAATATTGTTATATTCAACATCCTGTAAAAGGCAAAATGAAATTTGATTTATATGCATTTCAGGAACGTACACTTAAAGATTTTAAAGACAAAGATTATAATATTATTCTGAAGGCACGCCAACTTGGAATATCAACACTAACAGCAGGGTATTCATTATGGTTAATGAATTTTCATAATGATAAGAACATTCTTGTAATTGCTACAAAACAAGAGGTAGCAAAAAATCTTGTTACAAAAGTTCGTGTAATGCACAAAATGATGCCAGAATGGCTGAAACAAGGATGTGTTGAGGATAACAAGTTATCATTAAGATACAAAAATGGTTCACAAATAAAAGCTATATCATCAACCAGTGAAGCAGGTCGTTCTGAAGCGTTATCACTTTTAGTTATGGATGAGGCTGCATTTATTAAGAATATTGATGAAATATGGGCAGCATCTCAACAGACACTAGCTACTGGAGGTAAATGTATTGCGCTGTCAACACCTAATGGTATGGGAAATTGGTTTCATAAAACATGGACAGAGGCAGAAGAAGGAACAAATAGTTTTAATTTTATAAGATTACACTGGACAGTTCATCCTGAAAGAGGTGATGAATGGCGTAATGAACAAAATAAATTATTAGGGCCTGATATGGCAGCACAAGAATGTGATTGTGATTTCATAAGTTCAGGACAATCAGTAATACCAGCAGCAATTATTAAAGAATATCAAGATAATTCTATATGTGAACCAATTGAAAAGAGGTATCATGATGACATGTGGGTATGGAAAAATCCAAGTCAGCAATCAAAATACATAATATCTGCTGACGTTGCTAGAGGTGATGGAAGCGACTATTCAGCTTTTCATGTGTTAGATGTAGAAACATTAGAGCAGGTAGCAGAATTTAAATCAAAAGTTGACACCACAAGATATGCAAATATTCTAATGTCAGTAGGTACAGAGTATAATGACGCTATTCTAGTTGTTGAGAATAATAATGTTGGCTGGGCAGTGCTGCAAGTTTTACTAGATAGGGAATATAGAAATTTATTCTGGATGAAGAGAGATGTTAAATACATAGATTCAAAGACACAGTATACAAATAAATACAGAAGTGAAGAAAAGAATATGATTCCAGGGTTCACAACTAGTATGAAAAGTCGACCACTAATTATAGAAAAACTTTCAAAATTTGTTAGAGAAAAACAAGTAAAAATAAATTCAATCAGATTGATTGATGAATTATATGTTTTTATATTTAATAATGGGAGAGCGGAAGCTTTCAAAGGCTATAATGACGATTTAGTCATGAGTATGGCAATAGGACTCTGGATAAGAGAAACTAGTTTACGTCTTCATGAAGAGAATATGAGGATAACAAAAGAGACAATGAGTAAAATGGGAGGAAATTCTGGCGTTTACATAGTTGAAGAAGAAGATGATTATGGTTGGTCACACCAAGTAGGCGACAAAAAAGAATCACTCACATGGTTAATTAATAATTAATAGGTAATAATATGGCAAAACAAGATACATTTTACGATCGAATACAACGACTCTTTTCAACAGGAGTTATTGTAAGAAATGTTGGCGGAAGAAAATTAAAAATTGTAGATACAGATGATATATTTCAAGGGTCCAAAACACTTATGGACAGGTATACACGTTTGTATTCTTCTGGCGGCGCGGGTCTTGGGTCTTATCATGGTTATAGCGGTGAATTAGCTAAAGCTCAACGTATAGCACTATTTAGAGACTATGAAGCAATGGATGATGATCCAATTATATCTTCAGCAATGGATGTATACGCAGATGAATCAACTATGAAGTCTGAGTATGGAAATGTTTTAGAAATCAAAGCAAACAACCCACAGATTCATGAAATATTACACAATCTTTTTTATGATATATTGAATATAGAATTTAATCTTTGGCCGTGGATACGAAATATGTGTAAATACGGTGATTTCTTTCTTAATTTAGATATAAAAGAAAAGTACGGAATCATAAATGTTTCACCATTGTCAGCTTATGATGTTTCACGTGTTGAAGACTTTAACCCAGAAAATCCATACGAAGTTAAATTTATTTTAGATGCAACTGATCCACGTAATTTACCAACAAATGCAGCAAAGAATGAATTAGAAAATTTTGAAGTAGCACATTTCAGATTATTATCTGATTCAAATTATGCGCCTTATGGTAAATCAATGATTGAAGGTGGTAGAAGAGTTTGGAAACAGTTATCTCTTATGGAAGATGCAATGTTAATTCATAGAATTATGAGGGCACCTGAAAAAAGAGTCTTTAAGATTGATATAGGAAACTTACCTCCAAATGAAGTTGACACTTACATGAAAAGAATTATAGATAAGATGAAAAAAGCGCCAGTTGTAGATGAAACAACAGGAGACTATAATTTAAAGTACAATATGCAAAATTTAACAGAAGACTTCTACTTACCAGTTAGAGGTGGAGATAGTGGAACAGGAATTGAATCTCTTCCAGGTTTAACTTATGAGGCAACAGAAGATATAGAGTATTTAAAAAATAAACTACTTTCTGCGTTAAAAATTCCAAAGGCATTCTTAGGATTTGAAGAAAATATTGGTTCCAAAGCTACATTGGCTGCAGAAGATGTTAGATTTGCAAGAACAATTGAAAGAATACAGAGAATCGTATTAAGTGAATTAACTAAAATTGCAGTTGTTCATTTATATTCACAAGGGTATACTGATGCTGCATTGGTTGATTTTGATTTAGAATTAACTAGCCCATCAACAATATATGAACAAGAAAGATTAGATCTCTGGGAAAGAAAAAATAATATTGCTGAGGCTATGAAACGTGAAGCGTTGGTCTCAAAGAAATGGATATACGATAATATCTTTAATTTTACAGATGAATCAGTTTCTGATATTGAAAATCAAGTAATTGATGACAAAAAAGAGATGTTTAGACATAGCTCAATAGAAAATGAAGGTCATGATCCGGCTCAACCAGCACAGGAAGGTCAAATGAAATCACAATCTCAGTATCAAGATGAAGATAGTGATAAAGATGATGAAAGAAAACGAGACAAAGAAGATAGGGAAACATATGATGTACGTGATGTTTTAGGAAAACATGACTATTTACACTCAAATGAGAGAGAAGAAAACCCTATAAAACATAAGTTTAGAAAGAGCCCACTTGCATTAGCTCATTTTGATGCAATGAAAAATCATTTTGACAAGAAAGAAACACAGCTATTAAAAGAAGTTGATGATATGGATGAACAACTTAATGGAACTAATAAGAAAACTTAATTTCTGTATATTTATTAATGAACTCATAAAATGCTTAGCTAAGGGTTGAGAATGAAACATTCGAAATATAAAAATGGTGGTTTATTGTTTGAACTACTAACAAGACAGATTACAGCAGATGCTCTAGAGAATAGTAAAACATCACCTGCAACAAAGTTGGTTAAAGAATATTTTAATAAAGATTCTGAACTAATTAAAGAGGCACAAATTTTTACTATGCTGCAACAGACAAAAGTTGTTAATGAAGAAAAAGCAAAACATTTAATTGAAACAACAATTAAAGCATACCAAAAAAATATAAATCACAATAAACTTAAAAAAGAAAAGTATAATCTTATTAAGTCAATAAAAGAAAATCTCACGTCAGAAGATTTCTTTAGATCAAAGATACCAAATTACAAGTTATTGGCATCAATTTATAATGTATTAACAGAAAATTTAGATGATCCAGTATCTGCAAATAAAAGCTACTTTACAGTTCTAGAACATATTTCTTCTACAGCAGTTAAACAAGAAAATTCTGTATTGAAAGAACTAAAAAGGCAGAATAAAGATCTAAGAACGCTTGCATATACAATATTGGTAGAAAAATTTAATAAAAAATATGAATCATTCTCATCAGAACAAAAAACAGTTTTAAGAGAATACATTAATAGCATATCAAATACAAACGGTTTAAAAGAATTTTTAGACTTACAGTTTAAACATGTTTTATATGAGCTCAAAAAGGCATACAAAAAGATTGATAATAAAATCATAAAGATAAAAATTGCTGAGTGTGTTAAGCTATTAAATGAAACTAAAGTTACGACTCCAAAAACATCACAGGTATTAAAGTTAATGAGATTTTATCAATTGGTATCTGAAATTAGGAAGTGTAATGCAAAGTAAAAACCAAAAATTAATTGAGTTTATAAAAGATCTAATCAGAAATGAAATACTTGAAATGAGCTCTACAGCCACTGCCGGCGGTGAATATTCAACACCAAAAGCTTTTAAAAAAGATAATAAAGAAAAAGATGATGAAGAATTAAAATTATCTGATGGTATGTCTGTTATAAGAAGTATGGTTAAGGCTGAATTAAAAGAAAATTATTGGCATTATAGAAATGATGAGTCAATGACAACAAAACAAAAATTAGCTGCATCAATGACAAATATTAGGGAAGCATTATCTATGATCGAACGTTCAGTTAAGTATAACGTTAAACTTAAAAATGAAATGAAATTTGAATCTGATAATTATATGAAACGAACAAAAAATGCTCTTAATAAAATTTCTGAAAAATTGATAAGATTATCAACAAGAGTAAAGGATTTAGTATAATGGATAGATCACTATTAATGGATGTCATACCTTTTGATGTCACACCAGATAAAATAAATGAATCAATCAAAGATAACGGCGGAAAATTAATTGTAAAAGGTGTGTTACAAAGAGCAGAATCACGAAACCAAAATGGAAGGGTTTATCCAAGAGAAATTTTAGTTCGTGAAGCTAAAAAATACGCAGATGAATTTATTAGTGAAAGACGAGCTATGGGAGAATTAGATCATCCCGATAGTTCAGTAATAAATTTACAAAATGTTTCTCATAATGTATTGGAGATGCATTGGAATGGTAATGATCTTGTGGGAACAGTAGAAGTACTTTCTACGCCCGCAGGTAATATTTTAAAAGAACTTTTTAAAAGCGGAATAAAGCTTGGAATCAGCTCTAGAGGACTTGGGTCCATTAAGAATGAAACAAAGGGTGATGAAGTTCAAGATGATTTTGAATTAATAGGGTTTGATTTTGTTTCTAATCCTTCAACGCACGGTGCTTTTTTGAGACCTGTAAACGAATCAGTTAAAAAAGGTACAACAAATAAATGGCAAGGTGTTGAAAATGCAATTAGAAGCATTTTAGCAGGAGAATAATTGTGAGTGATATAAAATTAAAGAAACTTTTAAATGAAACAATTGGAGGCGTTGTATCTAAAAACGCTTTTGATGTAGGATTATTTGAAAAAAATAATCATAGCTCTGGTGATCTGCTTAGAATTGCAAAAGAATTAGTTGCAAAAGAAGAAGATGAAAAATTAATGACAAAAGAAGATTTAGTTGAAAAAGTTCATAATTTTGCAAGTTATGGCCCATCAATTTATAAAAAACATAATTTAGCAGAAGTTGCAAGTATGTTTGTTGAAATTTCCAAATCAGCTCAAAAACATGTAGTTGATGAAACAGCAGATTGGTTTGATAAGGTAACAGTTCAAAGAAATATGAACGATCTTAAAAAACAAGCTGGTGGATTTGCTAAAATTGCAAACGAAGCTCAGGCTTTACAGGATAGAATGGCTGCCTTATATGAAGATATGGGCGGAATACTAAACAGATATTTTGAAATAAAAGAATTAAACGAGGAAGGATAATGCTACTCAAGGAATTCTATCAATCAATGTACGGTAAGGTCATTACCGAAGTAGATGATGACCAGATGATCAAATATAAAGATGCAGATGGTGAATCTAAAGAGATGTCTGCTAAAGCTGCTAAGCGCATGAAAAAAGATCATCCAGCTAAGATAGAATACGACAAGCTAAAAGGTGATGGTGATGGAGCTGCAGAGAAGGGCGTTAATATTTTTGATGAACCAAAGGCTGATGAACCAAAGGCTGATGAACCAAAAGGTGAAAGACCAGCAACAATTCATTTAGATTATGATCAAGCAGATGATGATTTAGATGCGTTAAGATATTCTGGAGAATTATCAGATAATCCAGGTTTAGTTTCCAATATTGGTGATATGGTCAAACTTATACAATCAGGCCATGCTACTGATGATGATATACAACGAGCAAATGATATTAGAGATACAATAGATAATATAGCTATGACTAATCCTGATGCTGGCTTAGATAAAGTGGATATGGCATTAAAAGCTGTTATAGATTCTCATGGTGAAAAATCATCTGATCCAGAACCTAAAGAAAAAGAAGAAGGCAGATTTGGAATCCCAAATCAAGATTTAAAAGATACGGTCTTACAAGATTTAAATCCGGATAGAAATGCAGATAGAGATGAGCTTGGCCTTCCTAATAATGAAGAAGATTGGGATAAGGAAATGGATGAAGTAGAGTCTTTGTATAAAAAGGCAAGGGACTATCACGAAGATGTGATGAGAAAAGCGGCAGATGCGGCTTTTGGTGATGATGAAGAAGAAGCAGAATATTACGCGGATAAAGAAGAAGAAGCTGAAAAAGAATATAACAAGTATAAGGCTGTTAGAGATGCTTATGAAGAAAAAGGTCAAGAATTAGGTGTATGGGAATCAATTCGAAAAGGATCCTTCAGTGTAATAAAAGAAAATTGGATTAAAAATAATTTGTAGAGGTAAAGATGGCAATATACATCAAGGTTATAGATAATAAAGTAGAATACGCACTTAGAAAATTTAAGAAAAAAGTAAAAGAGTCAGGCGTTTTGCATGAGTTACAACAGAGACAATTCTATGTAAAACCTTCAGCATTGAATAGAGATCGAAGAGCAAAAGCAAGATTACGTGCACAAATTCGTTCAAAAAAAGCTGAACTTTAAATATATTATACCATAATTATATAAAAATATAATGCACCTACATTCGTTAGGTGTTTCGAATTTAATCAATTCTGATTATAGTTCCCAAATAACTATATAAACTCTCTTAGAGGAGAATCGTAATGGATAAACTATTACAAGAAGCAATTGCTGATGCAAAAGCTGTACGCGAAACTGCACTAGCGAATGCTAAAATTGCCCTCGAAGAGGCCTTTACTCCACATCTGAAATCAATGCTTTCTAAGAAGCTACATGCTGAAATGGAAGGCGACGATGAGGAACAAGCCGATGAAAGTTATCATAGCGAAGATGAAGAAGAAGAAGTTTCTGAAGAAATGGACTCTTCTGAAATCGGCGCAGCTGATAATAAGGAACCCCAAGCTGCTGCTTCTGAAGCAGACGCACAGGGACCTGAAGAAGAAGGCTCTCCAGCTGAAGCTGGCATGGAAGACGAAAATGCTGAAGAAACTGATCAACCTATGGGTGAGAATCAGGAATCTGGCATGGAAGACGAAAATGCTGAAGAAGCTCCTGAACAACCTATGGGTGAACAGGAAGAAGCTGGAATGGAAGACGAAGATGACGATGATCTCGCAGAGGTCCTACGTCAACTCGAACAGGAAATGGGCATGGAAGATGAAGATGAAGAAGAAATGGCAGCACCTGCAGAGCAGGAAGAAGCTGGCATGGAAGACGAAGATGAAGAAATGGCAGCAGCACCTGCAGAGCAGGAAGAACCTGGCATGGAAGACGAAGATGAAATTGATCTTGATGAAATCATAAAAGCCCTAACTGAAGAAGATGGTGAAGAAGGCATGGAAGACGAAGATGAAGAAGCTGCTCCTGCAGAAGAATCTGTCGCTGCTGAACTCGAAGAGTACAAGCAGACTGTACAGTATCTCAGGGATAAGCTTTCTGAAGTGAATCTTCTTAATGCTAAACTTCTTTATACGAATAAGCTTTTCAGAAGCAGAAACGTATCTGAAACTCAAAAAATGAAAGTTATTGAACAGTTTGATAGAGCTGCTAACGTACGCGAAGTTAAACTTGTTTATACTACATTTGCTGAGTCAATGAAACGTAAGCCTGTTAATGAATCTGCTAAACGTGTAAGTCAAGCTTCAAAACCTGTAGCTTCAACACAGCCTAAGAAAAAGCCAATCATCGGTGAGCAGGTCGATTTTCAGACCCGCATGAAGAAACTAGCTAACATTATTTAATTACGGAGAAAAAACGTGTCTAATTATAATTCACAACTCAAAGACGTAATTGGTGGATACAATCCTCATAATGAGCTTCTGTCTTCCTCTCGTAAATTGGTATCTAAGTGGGAACCAACAGGCCTTTTAGAAGGAATGAAAAATGAGAGCGAAGTCGCTGGTATGGCTGTACTCTTGGAAAACCAAGCAAAACAGCTAATCGACGAAGCTTCAGCAACAGGAACTTCAGCAAATCAAGAACAGTGGAGTGGCGTAGCCCTTCCATTAGTTCGCAGAATTTTTGCTGAACTTTCTGCGCAGGAATTTGTTTCTGTACAACCAATGAACCTACCGTCTGGTCTAATTTTCTATTTAGACTTCAAATATGGTTCTGCACCTTCTGGTGGTTTAAATCAAGCAAGTGGATCTGACATCTACGGCAATACCTCCAGTTCTGGTGATCCTTCCGGCGGTCTTTATGGCGCTGGAAAATGGGCATATTCTGTTAACGATACTAAAGCATCTGGCGTAGCCTTTGGAACTGGATCAGTTTCAATAGCTGACATCAGAGGTGATAATAACTTGTCTGCTTCTCAAGCAGCTGGTGAATTAGTAAAAGTAACCGTTTCAGCTTCAGCCCTAACTACTCCTGATCTTGAAGGCGCAAAGTCATTTGCAATTTCAGGTTCTGGTACCGCTGAATTAACAGCATATTACCCTGCATTTACATCTGTATCTGATGATGATATTTTCATCAACTTTATAGTTGCAAATGCTGCAGCTATTGTACCTGGTACGATAGATGTTCACTACTCTAAACAACCAGCAGATACTTCACGTGGTGACTTCGAAGTGACTCACACCGTTGGTGCGGATCCTGAAGAAGCTAACGTTGGTATTCCTGAAGTTGACATCCAGATGCGTTCAGTCGCAATCACTGCTAAAACTCGTAAGTTGAAAGCTGTATGGACTCCTGAGCTTGCTCAAGACCTTAACGCTTATCATGCTGTCGATGCTGAAGCAGAATTGACTGCTATGCTTTCTGAGTATGTTACTATGGAAGTTGACTTAGAGATCATTGATATGTTAAAGCAGAACGCTGCTGCTAAGACAGAATACTGGTCAGCTGAAATGGGCTTTGAGTGGAATGGTTCCGCTTTTGCACAAACATCAGCTAACGTTGCTGCTTACACAAAAGGTGAGTGGTTTCAAACCCTTGGTAACAAGATACAATCAGTTTCTAACGCAATCCATAAGAAAACACTCCGTGGTGGAGCAAACTTCATTGTCGTAAGCCCTGAAGTTGCTACAATCCTAGAGTCAATCCCAGGATTCGGTACTGATTCTGATGGTGATGCTACCAAGTCATATGCAATGGGTGTCCAAAAGATAGGCGCACTGAATAATAGGTTTAACGTATGGAAGAATCCATATCTACAAGATGATCAAATTCTTGTTGGATTCAGAGGTGCTCAGTTCTTAGAAACTGGCGCTGTATACGCACCTTACGTGCCGTTGATCTTAACACCAGTTGTTTATGATCCAACCAACTTCACACCTCGTAGAGGCGTGATGACTCGTTATGCTAAGAAAATGGTTCGTAACGAATTCTATGGCTTAGTTAACGTAGCAAAATCAAATCTTGTGTAAGCTAGATTAGATTTTACGTCATAAAAAAGGGGCTTCCGATTTTGGGGCCCCTTTTTTTATTTCTGTATTGTTTTACTTTGTGATATTTATAAACGGAAACGTTTCTATTTGGAGAACATAAATGGCAACTGAAATTTGGGCTGGAAGTAGTTCATTCGGAGCAGGTAATACACCGTATGGGTTTTACGATTCAGATACAGCATTCACATCATCTGCAGATAATTTTGCAGACTGGTCAGCAAGAAGGCTAGGGTATCCTATTGTCGATATTGAACTACAATCAGGCTCTTTCTACGCATGTTTTGAGGAGGCAGTGACTGAATACGCTGCTCAAGTCAATCAGTTTAATATAAGAGACAATCTGCTACACTTACAAGGACAATCTACAGGTTCAAATTTAACTGGTAAAAGAGTTACCCCTACACTTGGAAGAACAGTCTTCTTAAGCCAACAGTATGGTACAGAAGCAGGTGTTGGAGGCTATGTTGATTGGAAAAAAGGTAGTGTTACAGTTGTTAGTGGATCACAAGAATATGATCTAAATGCACTTTGGGCGGCTGTATCAGAATCTAATAGTGGTTCGATAGAGATTAAAAAAGTTTATCATGAAGCGCCACCTGCAGTAAACAAATACTTCGACCCATATTCAACAACAGGATATGGAACAGCTAATTTTACAGAAGGATTTGGTTTTGGAGATTACTCACCTGCTGTGTCGTTTGTTTTGATGCCAGTATTCGAAGATATTTTAAGAATGCAAGCAATAGAATTTAATGATCAATTTAGAAAATCTGCATATTCTTTTACACTTGTTAATAATAAACTAAGATTATTCCCGATTCCTGAGAAAGCTGGAAGATTGTACTTTGATTATATAATAACAAAGGACAGAGATAATTCACTACAAATGCCGTCAGGTTCAGACGCAAATCCAATATCAGATTATTCAAATGTACCGTATGACAATATGCAATATCAGTACATTAATGATGTTGGAAGACAATGGATCAGAAAATATGGCTTGGCATTAACTAAAGAACTATTAGGTACTATACGAAGTAAATTCGGAACAGTCCCAATTCCAGGATCAGAATTATCAATGGATGGTGAAACTTTAAGAGCTGAGGCTACAACTGAAAAAGAAACTCTTATTGCACAACTTAGGGAGAATTTAGAGCAAACTAGCAGAAAAGTAATGATGGAGGCCGACAGCGAAGAAAGCTTGAGACTTCAAGAGAAATTGAACAAAGTTCCGCTAAATATATACGTAGGATAAGTCAATGGCAGGTCGCTTTATAAGGTCAAGAGATAAAGATTTTTTTGATACTGTTAATAAAGAGCTCTTAGGAAATCCCCAGAGCAATAAAGATGGAATTATAAACCAAGAGGTTATAGCATATAAAGTCTCTGTATATGAAACAGAAACAAATTTATATGGTGAGGCAGCTGCGGGAAAAAGATACCAAAATGGTGTAAAACTAACGTGCCTTGTTACAGCAGAAGATTTTGATTTTGATACATCTGAGTTTGGTCCGGACGCAAATCAAAATGCATCATTTGCATTCCTAAGACAGCAGTTAATAGATGCTGATTTTGTTCCAGATATTGGTGACGTTATAGAATGGAATTATGCATTTTTTGAAATTAATAATATAAATGAAAATCAACTATTAGGTGGGATGGTAGACAATAATCATTCTGTAATTTGTAGCGGATTCTTAACAGACCCGACAGCAGTGGGCTTAAACAGAAATAGAGGCTATTAATGGCAGATAAAGCAACATTAAACAAAGGGAGAGAAGTATCACGCGCAGGTGATGATTTTAAAAGTGTGTCCGTTGGTTTAATGGACATAGATAAAGCAATTTTTTATTATTTTGAAAATGTTATAAAACCTGTCATTGTTGAGAATGGAGAACAGGTTAAGGTCCCAGTAATATATGCAAATCCTGAGAGGTGGGCAGCTTTACAGAAGCAAGGATATGTAAGAGATCATAAGCGTAAAGTTATGGCACCGTTAGTTGCATTTAGAAGAACAGGTTTTTCACGTGATGAAACAATGCCAGTTGATAAGCTTGATCCAACAAATCCTCAATTACATGTTCATTTTGAGAAACAGTATACAAAAGAAAATAGATATGACAAATTAACAGCTCTAAAAGGAATATCACCTAAGAGAGAAATACACGCAGTTGCAGTTCCTGATTATGTATCTGTCACATATGATTTTATTGTTTGGACAAATTTTACAGATCATATGAATACAATAGTTGAAAAGATTAATTGGTCAGAAGGCTCATATTGGGGAGAGCCTGGAAAATTTAGATTTAGGGCATCAATTGAAAGTTTCGAAGATGCTAGTGAATATGAGGTTCAAAGAAAAATTAAAACTAGTTTCTCTTTAAATTTAAAGGGATACTTGTTGCCAGATGAATATCCACCAACAGCAGTTAACACGCAAAAATTTATAACTCCAAAACAGATCGTTCTGAATGATAATACAGATGTCAATGTTATGTCTCTTGTGGGCGTTGATGATGAAGGCGCAAAGACAATTACTGTTATTAATAATATGGGTGTTGCTGCTGGAGGCGGATCATCAGGAGGAGACGGCGGAACATATACAGCAGGCTCTGGTTTAAGCTTAAATGATGCAAATCAATTTAGTGTGACTGGTGATGCAATAGGAAATGCATTTTTAGAATATGATACTGGGCAACATTTAACAACAACATCAGCACCATTATTTGCAGCAATATCTTCAAGCGGTGATGTAAGTGGTTCAGCTGCTTCAACTGGCTCTTTTGGTCAATTAGTAATTGGTAATGGTGGAGATATTATTTTAGAAGAAGACCAAAGAATATACTTTGAAGCAGACAAAGCTACTTACATAGAAACACACGCCTCAGATTCATTTAGAATTGTTGCTGGTGCCAACCAAATGTTGCTATTAGATTATGATACTGGTAACAGAGCAGTATTTGGTAATGGAACTAAAGTTTATATAGGTGCTGACAATACTAAGCTGCCAGACAAAGAATTAGTGGTCGACGGTGATATAAGTGGTTCAGCTACTTCAACTGGTTCATTTGGCAAGGTAGAGGCAACGTCTTTTAGCGGTGATGGAACAAATATTACAGGCGTAACAGCAGAATGGGATGGAACACATGTGGGAACTGGAAGAATATCAGGATCAATGCATGTAAGTGCATCAGTTTCTACGTCTACAGCAATTTATACAAATAATATACAAAATGGTTATCCAACTTCTAATGAATGGGGATCAAGCTTGGATGGAAGTTACTTTAATAATTTTAATAATACAACTCATGTAAGCGAAATTTTAAGATTTATGGCTGGTGTTCTTAGTCACTCACTTGATGTAGCTGATGCTGCACCAAATGCAAAGACGTTTGGAAGTGTAGATACAAATGAAAATAATTTAGGCGCAACAGATACAATTTCAGGTTATGTTCCAACAAATTATAGCTCAATTAATAATAATACATTGACTTATTTAGTTGATAAAGATTGGGCTGGCGTTGGAACAACAATTTTTAGTGGAATAGATGTCTATCATGATAACGGAAGTTCATATTTTGTAGATTTTGATTCTAATTCTGCCGGCTCAACAGACGTTTCGTCATCTGCAGATTCAGAATTATTTGGATTAGGTGGACTAACTAGTGGGGGAGTAACGAACTTTAAGGTAAGAGTTCATGCAACACAATCATTCAGTGATACAGGAAGTGTTGCTACACCAGATGCAAGTTCTAATACTTATACAACACAATCAATTCTAGATTTAACTCAAAGTTCATTTACATCATCAAATGGTTTGACACTGGCAAAAATTAATACTGCACAACCTGCAGTAATTCCAGCTGCATATCAAGATGCAAAATTTGAAAATGTTGGCGGCACAAGCCAAATGAGTGGATCATTATCAAGAAAATGGCATGCAACAAAAGGTGGCTTTACAAGCGTATCGTCAAGTGGGTATTATAGTATGCATGGCCTAAGCATAGGAATAGCTTCAGGATCAAGTGCATATCAATATGTTAGTGGAACAACAAAGACAAATTTTTGGGCACCAGTTGATCAAATAGATTCTGATATTGGACTTAATTCTATATCGGATTCTGATACAACACACAGGGCAGTATCTGCGACATCAAGAAGCTTAAGTGGTGTGCCGTATTTAGTAGATGCAGTATATGAAGTATCAACAAAAATTACAGGATTATTTAACCCTATGTACGTTGCAGCAGTTAATATAACAGATATGACAGCAGGTAATGTCGGTGCAGGTAGCGTATCAATAACAGCTGATAGAGTTTCTACAAGTGGTGGAACAATACAAACAAGTGGAAGGGTATTTCAAAGTGATGGTACAACTGCAGTAAATAGTGGAGTTCCAAGATATAATGATATAGTAATATTGTCTGCATCTATTAGTTATGATAGTGAAAATGATACTACTGTAGCACAATCAGGATCAAGTGACGCACAATTTTCAGTCCAGACAAAAGGAAAAAATAGAGAAGGAACTCAATCTACACTAGACGCACAAACAATTTTATATCATACTGCAGGTAATTTTGGACAAGTCGCTGCAAGCGGAAGTTTACAAATTTATGGTAGGGCACAAGGATATGATGGAGGAACTTTGGCAGGAACCAGTGAAGCATTTACAGGTGAAGATTTTAGAATAGTATTAGATAATAATGTTACAGCATTTAATGGAACTGCTTGGACAACAACATATCAAATTGGAAGTCAAATTGGAAATTATGATCTACAGGTGAAACCAGGTTACTTAGTAGATCCCGGTGGTGATTATAGGTATTGGTATCCTGAAAATCACGGATCTGGAACATATAAATATTATGTTAGAAGATTTCAAACAAGTGGAACAAAAACAAGTATGACAGTTAATATTGGATCTTCACTCGTTGCTTGGAATAGTACATCAAGTGGAATTGCAGTAGGATTAGTTTTTAAAAGCGCAGCAAGCGGCAGTGGCGGTAATTCTGAACAAAGTGTTTGTAGAATATATGATCCAAGTAAAACAAACGATAATTTAATTGAAGCAAACATATCAAATGATAATTACAAAAATCCGTTTAGTTCAGCAATAAGTTTATATGGAAACACAGGCGGTAGCTTAGCTTCAACAACCTATACAGTTCCAATAAGAAATGCTGATGGAATGTATTTAGATAGCACAGATAATGAACTGTATGTGATAATTAGATATAAAGGAGATCAGACTCCAATTACATCTATTTCATTAAGTTTTAGCTAGAGGTAAATATGGCAAAGATAGACAAAGAGAAAAAATCAAGCAGACTATTAGGATCAAGAAGATATACACATGATACTCTTTTAGATTCTCAAGAAGCTTTTACTAATGTACTTGATCTTCGCGCAGAAGAAATATACACTGAAGCACACCTTGTTCCGTCGTCCTCACTTCCGTATAGTGGAAGTAGTCAAAATCAGTCAGTGTATCAAGTAGGCGGCAATAATATAGTAAAATATTGGTATAGACATAAGCTGACAAAGTCAAATTTAAATAATGAAGCATGGTTCTTTTTAAGTCCAACTGGTAGTAATAGTGGGGTTGGTGCACAATTAATAAATGATAATCAAAAAACTGATTTTATTTCACCAAAATATGCTTTATCATCATTAGCAAACTCAACAACTGAAGACACAACCCCCGGATATGGTGTTGTTGTATTTAAATCAACATCACTAAACTCTGGTTCACTTGGAAGTAGTGATATTGTTTCAACAAATGATTATACATTTGATTATAAAACTGGTATCTTGCAATTTAGCAGCTCTGCAGTAGATCCTTCGGACTCTCAATATATTTATATGACAGCATATCAATATTCAGGAACAACATTACGATCTGGTGTAGATGTTAGTGGAAATATAAAAGCAGAGGGCTCGACAACATTTGGTAATGCAACAAGTGATGTACACCAAATTACAGGATCACTAGAGATTTCAGGATCATTAACAGTTTCAGGGCAAACAATTTTAGATAGCTATCACACAGGAAGTGAATCACTTATTGTTAGTGGCGCAATGTCAGTGGTGGACCAACAAGTATCGAGTAAAATAGCTAGTGCGTCTGTATTTATTAAAGGTCTAGGCACAGTGGCAACAACAGACCTATCTGGCGTAATTGATTTAGGCGATGGATTTCAATAAAAATCGATATTTATAAACAAGACGTAAGTCGATAATGGGAAGTAAGAATGGCTCAGATTATAAAACATAGAAGAGGTACAGCTGCACAGTTAAAGACTGTTACACTGCAAAAGGCAGAGTTAGGTGTATCAACTGGTTCAGTATCAGGTATTACAACGCCAGTATTACATGTAGGTGATGGTACAAATGCAGCAGGTTTTGTTGTAGGAAGATTATTTCAAGGGTCAACAGTTCCAACACTTAATTCAGGTGATATTGGTTCAGCATTACAAGATATGCTGTTTCATGATTCAGCGACTTATAAGTTATACAAATTAAATTCAGGTGGAAATGAAAACTTAGATTTAACTGGTAACATTGCTAATAGAGCTGTTACTGGTAGTTTAACATTAACAGGCGCAGTTAATATAGAAGGAGCCGCTACATCGACTGCAATATCTGCTTCTGGCGAAATTACTGCTTCAAATATTTTAGCATCCGGAACTATTACTGGTACTTCATTAGTAGGGACATTAGGAACAGCTGCACAATCAAATGTAACAAGTCTTGGAACGTTAACCACACTTACTGTAGACAATGTGATCATAAATGGCACAACAATTGGCCATACATCAGATACAGACTTATTGACAGTAGCAAGTGGTAAGTTAACTGTTGCAGGTGACTTAGATGTTATGGGGTCAACAACATTCGTTAGTTCATCACAAGTTGATATAGGCGATAGAATTATAGAATTGAATGCAACCAATGCATCAGGTGATGGAGGAATATATGTAAGAGATACTGATACTGCAGAAACAGGTTCATTGCTTTGGGACGTTAGTGAAGATAGGTGGATTGGAGGATTAAAGGATGCAGAGGTTAATTTAGTAACAATATCATCTACAGATACATTAACGAATAAAACACTGACAAGCCCTGATATTAATACCCCAGACCTCGATGGTGGAACAATAGATGGTGCGACGATAGCAACATCAAACATAACAGTAGGATCAGGTAAATCATTAGATGTAAGCGGTGGAACACTTACATTAGCAGCAGACCAAATTAGTGGTGATAAAGTTGAAGGTGGAACAATAGCTGCGACAACAATAACAACATTGACATCTACAACAATAAAAGATTTTACAAGTGCAAGTGGTTCTGCTGTATCATCTGGATCATTTGGTAGAGTAGACGCAACATCTTTTCACGGTGACGGAAGCAGCCTAACAGGTGTTGCTGACGCAGCTGCAATTAGTGGATCTTGGAGAGGTGAATTATCGTCAAGTGCAGTAACTGTAGTAGGAGGTGGTGTAAGTGGTTCAGCACTTTCATCAGGATCTTTTGCTAGACTTGACACAATAACAACTGGTTCATTTGGATATGTTAAATCTACAGGTACTGGTTCATTTGGTAGGGTTGAGGCAACAACTTTAAATGGAACTCTAACAACAGCTGCACAAACAAATATAACCTCAGTTGGAACAATTGGAACTGGAACGTGGGAAGGTACAACTATTGCAGTAGCACAAGGTGGTACAGGAGCAACAACATTAGATAATTTAATTACATTATCTGACCACACAACTGGAAATTATGTAGCAACTTTAACTGGTGGAACTGGTATAACTTCTACAGGGGCTACAAGTGGTGAAGGAATAGCACATTCAATAAGTGTAGATGCTTCACAAACTCAAATAACAGCAATCGGAACTATTGCAACTGGTGTTTGGAATGGTACAGCAATTGCAAGTGCATATTTAGATGCTGATACTGCGCATTTGACAACTGATCAAACTTTTAGTGGCAAGAAAACATTTTCTGCTCCAATAACAGCTAGCTCGCACGTAGAAGTAACTGGAAATGTAAGCGGTTCAGCAACCTCAACTGGCTCATTCGGTCACATCATATTCACTACAGGAACTATTGATGGAGGTTCGTTCTAATGGATAAGAATATTTCTAGAGATGCAAAAGATATGATGGATGAGTTTGCTATCATGGGAAGAAAATTCTCACGATTAGTACAAGCAGCATCAAGAGAAGGTGACAAAAATCAAAATAGACAGTTTGGAAAAGCTGCAAAAGCATATCAACAATTTTTTGGTGAATTAAAAAGGCTATATAGACTACTGTAGTTAAACTCGGGTATATACCCAAACATAGAGGAGCCGTTATATAATGGCACAAATAGTAAAACTTAAACGTTCTGCTGTTGCAGGAAATGTACCGACAACATCAAGTTTAGAACTTGGTGAATTAGCAATTAATACTATTGATGGAAGAGTATTTTTTGAAAAGTCAAGCTCCGCTGGTTATGAAATAAAGCATATAGTTACATCAGATTCAAAAACAACAGGCTCAATAGAATTAACAGGAAACCTTAGCGGTTCAGCAACCTCAACTGGTTCTTTTGGTAGGACAGAAGTAGTTGATAACAGTCATGTAGGTGGAATATTAACTGTTGGTTCAACATCTACGCCAGATGCTACTTATGGTGATGGTTCTATCGAACTTTTTGGTGGAGGATCAACAGCACTTGTAATAAACGATACTCGTGCTAGTAATAGACGACATGTTGTATTTGCTGATACTGGTGGTATGACAATATCATCTGATCCAAGTAATACAATTGGTGTAGGATATTTTAGAGTTAAAGTTGCAAATAGTGAAGTTTTTCATATTGCCGAAGGTGGCAATACAGGAATTGGAGTTACTGATCCAGCTGTAAGAAATGGCTTACTCCAGCTCGGTAGTAGTGGTGGTATATCATTACTAGCATCTGGGATTATAAGCGGTTCATCAACCTCAACTGGTTCCTTTGGTTCATTAGTTGTTGCAGGTGCTGTACAGGGTGATTTAACAGTTAACGGTGACATAATCGCAAATCAGTATATTGTATCATCTTCAGTTACACACTTAACTGCTTCAGCTATGAGTGGATCAACAATGTTTGGTGATACTTCTGATGACACACACCAATTTACTGGATCTTTATTATTAAGCGGAAGTATGACCCTTGATAAAAGTGTTAACCTCAGTGGCTCAGCAACCTCAACTGGTTCGTTTGGCATTGTTGAAAGTGGTAATGTAATAGCAAGTAGTAACATAAGCGGCTCAGCAAAATCAACTGGTTCGTTTGGCTACGGTCATATTGTAGATAAATTAGGTATTGGGACTCAGAGTCCTGGTGCTCACCTAGAAATTAGAGATGATGTTAATGGTGGAGTATTACAATTAAATGGTAACGTATGGTCTGGATTAGAACCTATTGGAACTATAGGATTTTACAACTTTCAAACTAATGTAACATCTTCAATGATAGTTACAAGGACTCCAAATTATAATACCAAAGGAGAACTGTTATTTTATACAAATAATGCTGATGAAGCCGCTCCTCGTATTTCTGTTACAATGGACAGCAGCAAAAATGTAACTATCCATTCTGGTAGTTTAGAGGTGGCTGGAAAAATAAGTGGCTCATCAACATCAACTGGCTCATTTGGAGATGTAGTAACTGATACACTCTCTGTCAATGAGGGATTTACTACAGGTACAATTACTGTAACAAACTTAATTGCTACAAATATAACTGCTAGTGGAAATATAAGCTCTTCAGGCGCTGGTACTGCTTCGTATCAAAGAGCAGAATTTATAGATGATGATTATGGCGGTCAAATAGAGCTAGGTGGAAAAGCATGGTCGGGATATGAGCCTGTTGGGCATATAGAATTTTATAACTATCAAACTAACGATATGTTAGGAAAAATAGAAGTTAGAATCCCAGATTTCAACACTAAAGGGGAAATGACATTTTATACAAATGGCGCTGAGGCAGACGATCCTCGTCCTGCTATGGTGCTTAGATCAAATAAGAATGTTGATATTGTTACTGGTAGTTTACAAGTAGCTGGAAATATAAGCGGCTCATCAACATCAACTGGATCATTTGGATATGTTAATCTACCAGGCACTGGTTCGTTTGGTAGATTAGAAGTAGCTTCTACTGGCTCATTTGGTGCTATTATCACAAGTAATATTTCATCTAGTGGAAATATAAGCGCTTCATACACTTCAACTGGTTCTTTTGGAAGAGTAGAAATTAGAAATAATGACGGTGGTGGTAACCTTAGACTAGCAGGCTCAGTATGGACGGGATATGAGTCTGTTGGAAATATAGAATTTTATAATCATCAAACTGCTAAAATTCTTAGCAAAATAGAATCGGAATCTCCAAATCTCAATAATAAAGGTCAATTACATTTCTTAACAATGACTGATGGAAATGGCCCATATCGTGCCATGACAATAACGGGTAATAAAGATGTTAATATTCTTTCTGGTAGTTTAGAAGTAGCTGGAAATATAAGTGGCTCATCAACCTCAACTGGTTCATTTGGTGTTATACAAGTTGAAGGTGGTCACTTTACATCAGCTTCATTAGCATCCGGCGGTGGCGGCGGTGGAGGTGCAGTCGGCTCAATAACAAACGGTGCAAATAATAGAATAGCAACATTTAGTTCAGGTAATGATTTAAATGGTGAAGCCAATCTTACTTTCGATGGTTCAACATTAGGTTTGTCTGGTGCAATGACTGCAACTGGAAACATAAGTGGTTCAGCAACTACAACTGGTTCTTTTGGCTATGGTCATATTGTAGATAAATTAGGCATTGGTGTTATAAATCCTGCTCAAGCTTTAGATGTTACAGGAGTTTTACAAATAAAAGCAAGCGGAACTCATATATTATTAGACACATTAGCTGATAATCAAAATAATTGGATTACTTGGAAAGATAATGGTAACAATAAGTGGGAAGTAAACAAAGATACATCACATAATTTTAACATATATTCTTACGCTTCCTCAGCAAATATAATACAATTAGCAGCTGCAGGTACAGCTGCACAATTTAACGTTCCAATAACAGGAAGTCATTATAGCGGTTCAGCAACTTCAACTGGTTCGTTTGGTGCTGTTGGTATTGGAACTGGTACTCCTGCAACCATTTTTCATATTACTGAAAATACAAATAGTAATCTTGAATTTGACGGCTCTACTGCTGGTGAATTTAGAATAATATCAATCAATGATGCTAGAAATGCATATGAAGATTTAAAATTATATGGAGATAATGTAAATCTTAATACAAATGCATCTGGTAAAGTATTATTTTCAGCTTCAACATTAAGTGGCTCATCAACATCAACTGGCTCGTTTGGCTACGGCCATATTACAGATAAATTAGGCATTGGAAGACCTGATCCTGTTTTAGCCTTAGATGTAAAGGGCGGTGTTTTTCAAGCTCCAGCTACTAGTGGAGCTTCTATAAACGGTACTGCTAGATTTGGCCAATCAGCTGGTCAAGGTGCTTTAGACATTGGATTTCACGATAGCGGTACTGGTTATTCTTGGTTACAATCAAGAGCTTCAAATAATTATGCTTCAAATTATAATTTGGTTTTACAGCAAAATGGCGGAAATGTTGGCATCGGAATAAATCTACCCACAGAAAAACTTCATGTTGCTGGAAATATATTTGCTACAGGAAGTATAAGCGGCTCAGCAACATCAACTGGTTCGTTTGGTTCATTAGTTGTTGCTGACGCTGTACAAGGAAATTTAACTGTTGAGGGAGATATAATTGCAAATCAGTATATTGTATCATCTTCAGTTACACACTTAACTGCATCCGCAATGAGCGGATCAACAATGTTTGGTGATACATCAAGTGATACGCACCAGTTTACAGGATCATTATTAATCACAGGTAGCTTAACAGTAGACAGTGGAAGTGTAAATCTTAATAATGCTGTTGATCTTAGTGGCTCAGCAACTTCAACTGCTTCGTTTGGAATGATTGGAGTGGGTATAGCAAGTCCCGCATCACTAATTCATGTACAAGCAGCTACAACCTCTGATGATGCAGGAATAACTCTTTCATCTGCACATCCATATCATTGGTCGTTAGGGTTGGATGCTGGAGATAGTCACTATTTAAAACTTACAAATGCAAGTACGCCAGGTGGTGGAACTGATTATTTTAGTATTGGTGGTAATAATATTGTCACCTCTCAAAATTTTACAGTTCAAGGTAATTTTTATGTTGCAAACAGGATTATTCATGAAGGTGAAAATGATGTTTCAATAGAATTTACATCAAATCAAATAGATTTTCAAGCTGATGATCAATCTATGCTACTCACACCAAATCACTTAAGTGGTTCTGCAACTAATGGTAAAGGTTTTAGTGGTTCATTTAGTCATATCTTTGGAGCAGATACTATTAGTGGTTCAGCTACTTCAACAGGTTCATTTGGTAATGGCTATTTTGCTGGTAATTCAATAGTTTCTGGTTCAACAACTTCATATGGGCAGCTTACAGTTGAGAATGGTGCACCTCAAGTAGTAATAAAAAGCAATGATACAAGTGATGGTGATGCTACTTTATCACTTATTTCTGATAATGGTGCAGCAAATGAAGATTATTGGAAAATCTATAATGAAGGTTCTGATAATGATTTATCTTTTAAGAATGGAAATTATGATCCAGTAGTTACGATAGCACATACTACTGGTCATCTTACAACAACTGGTAGTATAATATCAAATCGTGTAGACGGAGTTATAAGTGGCTCAGCAACTTCAACTGGTTCGTTTGGTCACGCCATGAGTCCTACTGCTGTTTTTTCAGATAGAATAGCAATAGGTCAAACAGATTTAGATTCAACATACGAATTAGATGTAACTGGACAAATTAATTCCACATCTTATTCGATTTTTGGTGGAATAGTTGTAGGAAATGCAAGTAGGATATACGCATCAAGTGAAGCTTACCCATTCTTACAGTTTAATAGTACTACCGCACAACTAACTGGTGGTGAGGCTGCTGGTAGACATATAGTAAATTTATTAAGACATTCAGGAACACATTTTCAAATAGTATCAGGCTCTACAACTTTATTTACTGTTTCTGGAAGTAATGGATTAGAAGTTCCATTTGGAAACATAAGCGGCTCATCAACATCAACTGGCTCGTTTGGCATGCTTGCTTCAAGTGGTAGTGTTGGTGTTGGAACAGATAGCCCAACAAATCGTTTTACTGTATATGGACACGGAACTTCTAATGCAACGGCACCAGTTATTCAATTAAATAGTGGAACTGGAACACACCACTGGTCAGGTTTAAGATTTGCAAAGGGAGGTACAGATAAATGGGGAATTGTATCTGATTATGCCGCAAATGATACAAAAAATTTAGTAGTATGGGAATATGAATCAGCTGCAGCTAGAATGTATTTTGAAACTGGTGGCAATGTTGGCATAGGAAATACAGATCCAGCACATAAATTAGATGTCACAGGTACTGGTAGATTTACAGGGACATTAACAACTGCTGCAATTACAACAACAGGAATTACTTCAACAGGAAATATAAGTGGTTCAGCAACAACAACTGGTTCGTTTGGTTCGTTAGCTGTTAGGGATTCAGTTGGAATAGGAGATCCAAATCCTTATGGTATTTTAGAAATTAATTCAACAGTAACTGCGGAACCGTGGATTACATTTACTGGTGATCAAGGTAATAGATTATATTTTAATCAAGAACTTATCGCAGCGCACAGATGGGGATTTAGGTCAGGAGATAGTGGAGAAGATATATTAGTAATCGATTCTGACAATGATAGAGTTGGTATAATGACAGATAATCCAGGGGTTGCTTTAGAAGTTGTTGGTTCAGTAAGTGCCTCAGCTGATTCAACTGGTTCGTTTGGTACTTATGGTAATGATTTAATCCCAAGCGCTGATAATTCTCTTGATCTAGGAGGATCATCAAATAGATGGGCAAACTTATATACTGCTGACTTTCACCTATCAAATGAAGGAACTGATGGTAATGATGTTGATGGCACAGAAGGTAATTGGACAATACAAGAAGGTGAAGAAGATCTATATTTATTGAATAATAAGAGCGGAAAAAAGTATAAATTCGTCTTACAGGAGATTGAATAATGGCAATAATTGCTACAGGTAATATAAGCGGTTCATCAATATCTACTGGTTCGTTTGGATCTGCTAGAATTGCGAACAATATAGCTTTTGGTGCTTCAAGTACAACAACAATTGGAAACGGTAGTGATACTAATCTTTCTTTTTATATTGCTGGTAATGAAAGATTTAAACTATACAATCATGGTGGTAATATTTATTTTGCTTCAAATAATGCTTCTGGTCCTAACATCTATAGTGCAGCTTCAAGTACAACACAAGCAACTTATTTAATTAGTGGAAGAACAAATACTGGCTGGGGAGGTGGAGTAGATAAGATAAGTGGTATCGTAGCTGGAACTGAAGTTTTACAGATAGCCGCTAATAATATAAGCGGTTCATCGACCTCAACTGGTTCGTTTGGTTCATTAGTTGTATCTGATGCAGTTCAAGGAAACTTAACTGTTGAAGGAGATGTAATAGCAAAACAATATATTGTATCTTCATCAGTTACGCATTTAACAGCTTCAGCTATGAGCGGATCAACAGTATTTGGCGACACATCAAGTGATACACATCAATTCACGGGATCATTATTAATAACCGGAAGTATGACAGTAGACAGCGGAAGCGTGAATTTAAATAATGCTGTTAATCTTAGTGGCTCAGCAACCTCAACTGCTTCGTTTGGTTCTGCGATTATCAATGGAGTTGGTGATAATGCTAAACTTTCAATTGGTAGAGCCACTCATGGTAGTGCGGATTTGACTGTTCAAGATGGGCGAATAGATGCTGGATTAGGTGCAACCGATGGTTACAACTTTCACGATTTTGGGGCTAACTTTGGATTCAAGGGATTGACGTCTCCAAGTAGATTAGCAGTAGTATGGGATAGTACAGAAAGACTTACGGTTACAGATAATGTTAGAATAACAGGTA